AAACAACACTTGATCGTAGAGATGCACTATCCAAAAACATTTCGTTTGCAACCATGTTGGCATTATAAGCCATGTAGTGTGTGTTGTATGCAAGTGTATCTAAAAGAACACTCATACCAGAACCTTCAAAGTCATAGTCGGTAAATTGGTTCTGTGCTTTTAGAAAAGTTTTTAGGTTGTCTTTAATATCATCAAAGTCAAGTTCTGTAACTCTAAGTCTTTTGTCGTTTACTGCCATTATCGTAATCTCTCTAACATTATGGATAAGTCAACTAATTCTGTGGGAGCATTAACGACATAAAATTCTATCGAAACTTCGTATGAGTTTTTATCCAAGTTTGGGTTTGCTGTAATTCCTACTAATCTTACTCTTGGTTCAAAGTTATTAATTACATCTTCAATCTTTCTTGAAAGTATCTGTGCTGTAATTGGAGTCATGTTTTCAAACAACATATCCCGAACACCAGAACCAATCTCTGGGTGGAATGGTCTTTCATAATGATTCGTTAATACCAGATTACGAACAGAACGCTTAACAGCTTTAATATCAGTAATACTTTGAATATCATCATTGGAAGTTTTTTTTCCAAAAAATAAATCTATGTCTGAATATATTCTAGAACTACGTTTGCTATTGTTAGTTGTTGCTGCATCAAACTGCGCCATCTGTAAGAACCCCTAGTTTATATACTATTTATAACACTAACCACCAACAAAAACATTAGAAATACCATAAGTTAATGTATTATGCTATTGCAGTGATGGTTATACTTGGTGGAATAATTTGACTTGAAGCAACCCCATCCCACCAATAGGTGTCATATAAAGAAGTATCAAAACTAGCACTATACTGTCTCATTTGCAGTTTTAAAGTCTTTGGACTTGTCCATGATGTATATCTAGCAAAAGGCAAATCCTCTGCACTTGCACCGCAATCAACAACATACCTACTAATTCTTTTACCCGATTGAAATGTCATGTAAACAGTATTTCTCATTTTTGTTACCTCATCACTATCAATGAAAAATTTTGTGTGATATAAATTATAAGTGTCGGCATCTCTACTTTCATGGTATTCAAATTCATATATAACTGTCTTTGTTCCAGTGGGTGGTGTATACGCTATCGTAGAGCCAGGAACATCTTGATAACCATTTGTCAAATCAAAAATACCAGTTACGTTTTCTAGCACATATGCACCAGAGTGTCCTGTTAAAGTTCTTCCATCACATATACCAGAAATCATTTCTAGTACAGTGCCGGGCGGCCCAATACGAATACCATTGTTGTGATAAGTTCCAGTACCACCCAAGTGTGTAAAGTTGCCATCTAACTCATCAAAGGTAAGTGCAGAACCTTTTGTTGATCTTTTAGTCAATGTCATGTTGTTTCTCCTGTGTCACTATAGTATACTCCCACATAACTTTTGAAACTATTATCCTCTTGGCCTGGATTTAGCAATAGGTAGTTATTATTTACATATCCAAACAAATTTTCCTCATCTGCGGTGAGCACCTCATTGAAAACATAACACTGTGCCTCTAGTGCAGCCTTGGCGGTTGGATCAGTCTCCGCTGCAATCAATGGAAGTAGTGTTGCATAATCTGGTTTCGCCATTTATCCACCTGCTATCACATTTGGTGAACCAGATGAAGATACACTCTCCACCCAACTTCCATGCCCACCTGTTCCGTCACTTTGTCTGTGAACACCAATACCATTTACAAATACTGTTCCACTTCCACCTGTTGCTGGATCTCCACATCCTGTAATATCTCCAATACGAACTGTTGCAGCTCCATTGGTATTTACATTTGACGAACCAGATGTATATGGAGTTCTATGGAATGGGTTTGGTGTAGGGCTTGCATGACCTACATGACTGTCTAATCCAACTCTTGTAACTGCTGGCATAACATCTCCTAGTTCAAATTAATTACACCAGCATCGATGTCCACTTCCGTAGAGGCATCTAAGTCTAGTGTACCTGTAATGTTTGTTGTTTGATTTGATTTATATGTTTCCAATACTGCACCTGTAACAGTTTCCGTCTTTGCATCTTTATATGTTTCCAATACTGCACCTGTAACAGTTTCCGTCTTTGTATCCTGATATGTTTCAGTAACAGTATTTGATACTGTCTCTGCTCGTTTACCAGTGATACTTACAATATGTGAATGTTCAATATTATCTGTTCCGTATGTTTCTGTAACATTCTTCTTAACAACTTCATTCTTGTTGCCGTCAACTTGAATATCCCAATCACCTTTGATATACGTTTTACAGTTTGAGTCAATAGTAAGATTAACATCACCTTTAATATTACAGAAGTTATTACCAGCAACTATCTCATAGTTATCTCCAACCACTCTGGTTACTTTGTTTCCGTCTGCATCAATCTCTGTGAATGTGCCACTCTTGTGATATTCGTGTATCCGTTCAGCACCTTTTGTATCATCATACTCTTTGATGTGACCAGACTCAGTTTCAAAAACGTGGTTCTTTGGATATACTGCTGCATAAGTTGATCTTGGTTCATCATATTCCTGTTGTTTGGAATCTGTTTCATCATCGGTTGTGTTTGCGATTGGTATGTTTTTAGTTCGTGCATCTTCTTTTAATGCAATTATGTTATGAGGAGTTGTTGCTACGTTCTCTGCATCAACATCATTTCGTGCGAGCCTATTTGTATCAGGCTCAAAGAACTTAGTTTCTGTGTCATAATTATTTTCATCTTTGTCTGTACCATGACCAGAAGTAGGAAGTGCCGTAGAAGGATAAATTTTATTGGGATCAGAAAAACCTTTTCTCTCATCAGGAGCAGTAGAAGGCTTGCCTGGCAATGTACCCATGATAATGGGTTGTTGTTTTTCTTTTGCATCAGTAAAGAAACCTACAACCCATGTTCCCTCAACTAAAAAAGATGGTGTTTGCCCCAATCCTTGCATAGAGGGATTTGTAACAGGATGCATAACAGTTGCCCACGGCAAGTCTGCGGTTGGTATATCAACTAGATCATCTGTATGAAATCCAAGACAACGAACACGAACCCGACCAAGTTTATCTGGATCGTTTCTATCTTCAACAACACCAGTAAACCATACGAATCCGTCAAGACCCATAAAGTAATTTTCAGACATGAATAAACTCCTTACATGTATTTATAAGGAAAGTTCATAATAAAAAAAGGTGCCGGTTAGAGGACTCGAACCTCCATCTTCTTCCGCCTGAAAGAAACTTTACCAAATTAAGCTAAACCAGCATTGGAGATCGAACTGAAATGTTTCCTGCCAACATGATGCGTGGTTCTACACTTTTGTTTGGAGGAACGTAATGACGAACAAGACTTGAGAATAAAATAAGGTCACCTGCATTTGGATATATTATCTTTTCTGCTTCAGAAAATATTAATGGAGAAGCTCCATCAGGCATACGAACATAGTAACACCAGCTGTATAGATTTGGTGTATGGTTGTGTTCTTTTGTATATTGATCTTTTGTATATGACGCACCCCAACAGCGTCTGGTGTAAAACTCTGGTGAGTTAAAAGATTTAGGATGAATAGACCTTGCAACTTTAATTGCGTGATTACAAATCTTTTCTACTTGAAAGTGTTTAGAGTTTAAATCCCATTCAGTCATAGAAGCTTTTACATTCGTATTGTGTTGTTGCACATCACCCTGTTGAGTAATGATATCTGCTAGTACATCTAAATCAGCAGAGATAGGCCTTTGCACAATAGGCAACTGCATACGAAATTCATAGGTTTCTTTCACGCAACTTTCCTGTTCTTTAACTCCACAAACTTTCTTCGTGTTTTTTCAAACTGTTTGAAAGGCTTACTGAAAATAATTTCTTCCTTTGTTCCTGTTTTGATGTAACCAACTAAGTGTCCTGCATCATTTATTATATAGGTATGATTAGGAACATTCAATTCTGTTTTATCCCATTTAGTAATTTCTTTAAGATAAGTCAAACTCATTTGAAATCCACCTCAATCATTCTTTGCATATGTTCGCCTTCCAAAGACTTACGAATACAGTCAGACATTTCCCAACTTTCTTCTGATCTTTCAGATTCATCTACATCTTGTGCATCAGGTAAAAATGAGTCTATTGCTTTTAATAAACATTTTACTTGATCGACCTTTGTGTAAGACCAAAAGTTATCTGGAACTAGATACTCATATTCGGAAATCATAGGAAATCCAAACTTATTTACTTTACTCATTGGAAGATCCCCTCTAAGTCTTGATTAGTAATTTTTTTATCAGAAACATTAGTAGGAAATACTAGATTATATTTTTCAATCATAATATCACGAACTTGTTCTCGATCAAAACTATCGTAACAAGGATTATCTTGTTTTAAAGATAATGCGTCAATATGAAGATTAGTAGCTTCAATGATTTGTTCGATACTTACATTCATATCGTAAATGCCGGAACGACCATAAAACTTATAAACATATTTAACAAATTCATATTGTTCTATAGTAATACAAATCTTACTTGTGGCTTCAAACAACTCTTTGTTTAATTCTTTATTCATTATGCATAGACCTCCATTTCAGTTGCGATGCCATCAAACCATTCGTAGGCGACAACCTGATTTTCATCAGTAATAACATTGTCTAACCAAAGATCAGCATCTACAAAGTTCCAATTAATAGAACCATCTTTATTAAGATTCTTTTTATCATTACAAGCAACAGTCAGTGCTTCACGGATTTTTGTATCAAGGTTTTTCATATTTTCTCTCTCTTTTCTCATTTTCTATACACAGTATAACACAGCTAAAAATAGAAGTCAAGGTTTTTCGAGCATTATTTGAATTTTTTTCGCGCCTGAAACGCGCTGGGGGAGCGGTAA